ACGGTTCCGTTCTCCAAACGGAGTATGTTATAACTTTGTGCATAAACTCTAAGTTCTTTGTCAAAGTTCGTTGCGTAATTAAACAACCCAACTTTGATATTTTGATTCTTTATGGGTGAAAAATTGAGTTGTCCTGTGGGATACCAACGTTCTGGTTCGAGTGCAAAACTATACATGTAAAAGCGTCTGTATACAGGTGTTCTTGAGTGATGTTTACCGGGTTGTATAGATCTGAGATGTATCATGTTACCCGTGACGTGATCGAGTATCTCACTACCATCGAGTGTTATTTCAAGATACTTAAGTTGCTCTGAGTTTGTGAATGTAGAAGCGTCACCCGTTATATTTGTATTTGACGAATATTCAAGTGGCGTCGCAAAATCATTTATAATATTCGTACGATTTTCATACTTGTCTTTGACGACAAAGAATAATTCTTTAACGGAATTTTTGAAATCCGTGCGCACCTCGAATTCGTCAGCTTTTAGTAAATCGTTATATTTAGCATCTGCGCTATTGAGTGTAAATCTATTTAATTGTGTCTGCGTGATGATATAATCAATGCGTCCCAATTTAGGCTTATTTTCGAGTAATATCATCTCCAAATTAAGTTTGGCGCTTTTTATGAGACCAGTTGGATTTTCACCTATGTAATACGACTCACTTATAAGGTCTGACGTGTCATTCACAGCGAATATGCATTCCTCGGCCTTTCGTAATTTAATCACGATTTCTATTTCCTGTTTTGTGATCGCATACAATGGTATAGCGAGCTCTGGGTATTCGTGAAAGTAAAAAGGGATATTTACAATATACGAAGCATCCGATTTAGACTTTGTGACGAGTTCATCTCGGATTACTTTGTATCTGTCATCGGCGACAGAAAAAATCTGATATGGTTTACCTATAAGTTTTGTAAGACACGTCTGTTTAGATTGTGTGACAAACAATTCAGAATGTATGGCTAACATATCAGTCGTAATCCTTTGTATGAGGGTTCCTCCTATGTATAAATCTGCGTATTCTATCATGGATTGAGCTATCGTTTCACAATATGTAATATGATCGTACCCACTCACTAAATTTTGATCGATTCCACCGAGTGTGAGTTTTAAACTCACACCCTTGAGAAGGTCACCTTGATTTTGTGGTATAGTACATCGGATTTCTTCATCAAATTCAACACGACCCTCTAAATCTAAATCTGTATAAAACCTTGAAAAATTACCATGCTTTTTGAAATTTTTTATGAAATATGTGTACTCTGGGTCATCCGTGAACGATCTGTCCTGTGGACCGGTCGCACCCAATTGGACTCTACCAGCCATTACTATTATTACACCCTAAAATTTTAAACCGGCAATGCCTCCATTTATACGTAAAACATTGTAGTTTGATGCGTACACGCGAAGTGTGTGTGCACTCGATATACTTGGTTCATCAAGTTCAACCTCGAGAAGTTTGTGTATCACGCGACTCATATTTACTTGACCCGTGGGGTAGTACACTTCTGGTTTGAGTGAGAAACTGTATATACCAAACTCATAGTTTTCATCGATAGAGTTTGTGTGGTGTCTTAGTGGCTGTTCCGCGGACAATTCAAGATTATCTGCGTCTATCACCGTGTTATTGTTGAATTTCAAATTTACGTGTTTGATGGGTACATGTGCTTGTGTATCATCATTCGTCGCTATGAAAAATAATTCTTTGACGGGGTGTTTAAAATTAATCATGACGGCACGCTTGGAAACACCTGGGTCCATGCGTATTTCTGCGACTTGTGTTTGTGTGATGACGTATTCAATGGGACGAGTCATTATGAATGCCTTTTCTGTATCCGTGAGATACACGTAATTTACGAATAAACTTGCATTCCGAAGTTCTACGCCACACGCAATGGATGTGGGGCTATACGTTGATGAACTGATATCATATTCCACCGTGAGGTCATCGACAGGTCTAAACTTTAGTTTTATTTCCACTTCCTGTACGGTGAGGCCACACGTAGGTATGGCTAAACTGGGATGTCTATTGAAGTAAAATGGCAACTGTATTTTATATTTTTGGAAATCCGTGTACTGCGAGTAGGTGGCGTCGTTAATAATAGGGTAACTGTTATGTAGCGTTGTGGCGACGAGAGTAAAGTCTGCGTCGTTTTGTGTGTAGTACAGTTGATTGTACATGTATATGTACTCACCTGTGATGCGTTGAATCGTCTGTCCACCGATGAGTAGGTCAGCGTATTTAATCATTTTCGTCGGCGTGGACGTATTCCAACGAATTTGTTTGACTTTTAGGATTATATACTTTGTTGGGTCACTCACGGATGTTATTCTAACGTTGTCGTAGGTGCCTATGATATTGATCTCTATGTTCAAAGTAATTCTATAATTTCCACCCCCCAAGTTCTCTTTCGTGTAATCTTTTACACTCACACCAGATATGGTAAAATCTTCCGTACTGTTAAACACGTATTCTATTCCTTGATATACGGGGAGTTCACTCGTCTCCACGGTGTCGACGTATAAGGTAAAATCTGTGATTCCGGTCGCAATGACGTATGTATCACCCTGACCAGACGTGGGTATGGGTGGTGGTAAATCAACGTTAAGTGTCAAATCTCGAATCATGTCACCCGCTGTGTTGGGTACACGAGTGGAAATTTCATTACCATACTCCTTAAAACGTTCTATCGGAATTTCAACTTGTTCAAAAGCAAACTTTGTGTGTCTTCTAAATCTGGAAAGAAAGTGTGAATACTGTGGTTCTTCGGTGATCCATCTGTCCTGGATTCCAGTGGCTGCGAGTAACAGACGACCCGACATTCCTACTATTTGTGAGTAAAATTTTGCGAAATAAAACGATACAGTATTTTAGAATGAACATTCAGTTGCGAAAATTCAACCCAGCGGGTATGGAGGATGACCGAATATGTGTATTCATCGGAAAGCGCAACACAGGTAAATCAACACTAGTAAAGGACATCATGTATTACAAGAAACATATACCGGCGGGTATCGTTCTATCCGGTACAGAAGAAGGTAACCACTTTTACGGAAATTTTATACCCGATGTGTGTGTATATGGTGATTATGACGGTGAAGCGGTAGATCGTGTTTTAACCAGGCAAAGAAAGCTTGTGGGTACCAGGGGGAAGAATAAAACGAATGGGGCATTCATGCTACTCGACGATTGTATGTACGATTCAAAGTTTTTGAAAGAAACACGAATTCGCCAATGTTTTATGAACGGTCGTCACTTTAACATCTTCTTCATGTTGACGATGCAGTACGTGATGGATCTTCCTCCCGCACTTAGAGCAAATGTGGATTATGTATTTATTCTCAGGGAAAACATTATACAAAATAGAGAAAAACTATATAAGTCATTCTTTGGTATTTTCCCTTCGTTTGATATGTTTTGTAAAGTCATGGATCAATGCACGGAAAACTACGAGTGTCTTGTACTAGACAATACGGTTAAAAGTAATAAAATAACGGATTGTGTATTCTGGTACAAGGCAAAGATCAGAACTGGATTCAGGGTGGGAAGTCCACAACTCTGGAGCATGCACAAGAAAACATACAATCCAAAATACTTGGAACAGCAGGAGGCTGACGCAAAGAAAGCGACAAAGAAAACACATCTCACGATAACCAAACGAAAATAATGAATGCGTCACTCATCAATTTCAAAAACATCATTCTACATTAAATGTCGACCGACGTTCGAACTTTGAATCTCTCTGAAAACGATGACGGTATGGTTCCATTGACGACATCATTCATGCAAAATAATCAAGCCGAAAAAAATGTGAGTCAAAATAAAGAAATGACCATGGACTCCACGCCAATTCATGACATCATGGGTCAGCCAGAGATGCCACTCGAACCACCAATGATGGAATCCGATCCACGAGTCCAGCAACAGCAGATGATGGTTCAACAGCCCATGATGATGCAACCACAGCAGCAGCAGCAGCCAGTTGCCATGCAAACTAAAAACCCCTTCAACCTTACTGATGAGCAGATGCAAGCCGTCGTCGTCGCGGCGTGTACTGCGGCTGCCATTAGTAAGCCTGTACAGGAAAAGCTCGCCAATTACGTGCCCCAGTTCTTGAACGAACAGGGACACCGAAGCATGGTCGGACTTGCGGCGACCGGTGCTGTGGCGGCTGGTATTTTCTATGTGCTTAAGCGTTATGCCTAAAAATAATATGTATACATCGCACCACCAAATTGTGTGTTTGCGATCACCAACCCAATCATAAATGTGGGTATTAAAAGACCGAGCGTAATTCCCGTGCTTTCAATATTCTCCCCGAATTCCGTGATACTCTTTTTGAGTTTTTTGTTTTGAAGATATGCGACGAAAAGCAAGAACGTTGATAACGACGCAGTGATTATGTATCTGTAATCAACGCCAAACTTTGAAAACGCACTTGTGCCTCTAGCGATCACGTTAATGAACAATGGGGTCACCACAGTCAATAAAACTGTGTTTACCCATTGTCTAACTTTTGGTTTCGCATCTGCAGTCAAAAGTGGCGCATACAAAGCTAAGAATGTCACGACCCAAAGTAAAACCAAATTGATGATATCAGATTTCATTTATGATACGCGTAGATTATTTATCCTGGATGTGCTTACCGCAAAATTTGGTCTTTTCTGGTATCTCTTGGTATACACCGATGGAAACACACATGCTTTTAATTTTGTCGTAGTTTGACCAAAATTTCGCACTATGTGAATATTCATCGACCGTGCAATGTGCCAATTCGTGTATCAACACGTGCATGATTTCATTTGGTTCGCCGTCTATGCATATTCCTATCTCTCGACCCTTGTTTATATTGTAACCAACGCTTCCAGCCTGGGCGCGGTAATGCGCGGTGATTGGTATTTCTGTACAGAGTTCCTTGAATTCATTATTATCGGATTTGTGTATGTATTCTCGAAGAATTTGATATCGCTCTCTTACTATGCGCAAATTCTCTGGTTCTTTCATGTTTAAAAGTATGTATAAATTTACAATGACAAGAATAAGTGCGAGTATCATCTCTTATATACGAAGATAAATTTCGAGTAGAGTTCGGATACAGGATTTCCATGTAATGGTTCCCACGCCTTAAGTCTAAATCCTAATTTTTCTAAACGCGTCACGAATAAGTCTCTATGTGCTATGGGTTCTGTCTTTGCTCCGTCTTTATAATAGGGAGTGTCTTCCAATTGTACGAATAACTTCTCACCAAAAGCGCCATGACTCGTACCTTTCATCAAGAAAAACGTATCTTTTCCATACGTGACGGGTGTTTTGAATATGATTTGTTGTGAATCGGGAATGATACCCATGAGTGTGCCACCCGGTTTCATACGTTTGGTTATTTCTTTTGTGGTTTGCATAAACAATTCTTCGGTCTGAAAAATATAGTGAATCGAAAAATTATAACACACGACGTCATATTTTCTATTTGGTGCACTCGTGATATCCCCGAGGTAAAAATTAATGCGCATTTTATACACTTTGGAAGCTCGTGATTTAGCTTCCTCGAGTGCATCTTCGAGTGGTTCGCATGCACTTAAATTAACACCACACTGTTTGAACTTACCTATGTCTCCCCCGAAACCGCATCCCACATCTAACACGGCATCACCTTCTCGACACACGCGTGTTATGAGTTCCCTCTTCTCGTGATTGTGATATTTTCGTATCTCTTCCATCACTTAAAAGTTTAAAGCTTGCTATAAATATGAAACCTTTCCTTAAGTGGGTTGGTGGAAAAACCCAAATTTTGGGTTCAGTCTTAGGTAGTTTTCCGAAAGAAATAAATGATTATCACGAAATATTTGTGGGTGGAGGAAGTGTTTTACTTGCTGTTCTAGAGAAGTGTGATATTCGAGGTAAAGTACACGCGTATGACCTCAATGAAGCACTCATAAATGTATACAAGGACGTACAATCCAGACCAAAGGAATTACACCAAAAAGTCACGAAACTCTTGAGTGTGTACGATGGAATAACCGGTACAGAAAATAATCGAAATCCTACCAATGAACAGGAAGCAGTGACATCGAAAGAGAGTTACTATTATTGGATCAGACACCTGTATAACTCAAACATAGGTGACCGGTCTGCCATGTTCATTTTTATGAATAAGACGTGTTTCAGAGGCATGTTCAGAGAAGGTTCCAATGGTTTCAATGTGCCGTATGGTCATTACAAAACGACCCCACACTTCGTATCACTTGACGAATTTGAACAAATATCAAAAAATCTACAGCGAGTTGAGTTCAAACACTGTGATTTTAGAGAGGCTATAGCTCAAGTGAAATCAGGGGATTTCATGTATCTCGATCCACCGTATGTACCCGAAACAAAAACATCTTTTGTGGGGTACACGAAAGATGGATTTGGACTAAAAGACCACGAAGAATTATTCGAAATGGCAAAGACGAGTGGCGCGAAATTCGTCATGAGTAACGCGGGTGTAGATTTAGTTCGAACTACATTTTCTGATTATAACATATTGGATGTTAAGGCGAGACGAGCTATAAACAGCAAAAATCCTGAAGCCTTTACGACTGAAGTGATCATATGGTGACATCACATTTATATAGGGGTATACACAATTTCAAACCAAAAGACGAGGATAACTGCGAAGTAACACCATGTT